CGAACGAGTAAATACAAACGAGAGTTTGTAGATACTGGTCGAGCGGTTGCCCTGTATCACTACAGGGCCATCCACCCACGCTTCAAGCGATTGCGGCGTGGGAGCGCATAGATGCCCCCGCTTGCACCGAAGCCGGCAGAATGCCGGCGCAGCAACTCAGACCATCCATCCGTATGTGTCCGAAGCTTTACGGGCTTCGTAATATACGAATAGATCTGGAGGACATGCGTAGGCGAAAATCGCTTACGCATCCCCCAGTTCTTAGTTGCAGCAGGTGCATCGTGTGCCACGAATGCCGGGCCTCCTGCAAGCGATACGAAGGCGCCATTAATGGCGACTTCCCATCGATCCGTGTATGGTATTCTACCATAAACGGAATGCAGGAGTCCCTCCACATTGCGTGCTACACGGAAGTAACCCCGACCAACCATCGCGTTTCGCAACGCGACGTAGGAGGTAATTACTTCAGGCATCTTACGACGAGCACACCACACTGTCCGAAGTCGGACCGGGGTGACAACGATGCCCTTGTGGGCATCGACCCCACATGACTCCCTAAAGGAGCCATGTGTGCAGCACTTCGACTCATTGAACTTTAGTCCAAAGAGAGGAAGTAACTGTAGTACAGTCGGATAGTCTTCCCGACGTACAATGATGTCATCGCCGAATATGAAGCACTTGCCGACCAATTTTCTTGGTTTGCAATTATACTTCATACATAGTGCACTCAGGATGAGCGCGTAGAAACAGAACGACTCGATAGGGAAGCATAATCTGCTTCCCATCGGGGCGAACTTGTTCAACGGTATCTCCTGACCATCCGGTAGACGAGTGTGACTACTCCGGCATGCAAATAAGCATGCTAGAAGAGTCGGACAGAGTCGAAATAGCGATCTAACAAGATCGCTACTGACTCTATCACTCGCATCCTTCATGTCCAGTGTGACCCACTTGTGGTTCTTTGAACCAGCAAGGGCCAAGCGCTGATTGACCGTTTGATCCGTAAAATTTACGAATCCACGTGTCAAGCGATGCCTGTTAATACAGGCCTCGACCTCAACGCCCAGACCCTGCTGTATCCATTGAACCTCAAGAGGTTCAGCAGAGATAATCCGAGGCCCTCTGGAGTCCTTAGGAACCAATACCACTTTAGCAGTGGCATGGTCTAATGTCTCCAGAAGCTGGATTTCTTGGTAGGTGTCGCAGACGGCAGTGAGTCCGTACCGAAAATATTCGGTAAACGGGTACTCTCTGTCGAGAGGTTCGTAGATTCTGGAGAAGTTTGACTTCTCCATGGTCGACTCACCTGTAGCAACAGCACCAGGCCCATGACAAGGATTAATGTCACGGGGATCCAAGCAACCGAGCACGTCAGAGATAATCTGGCATGCAATAGTTGTCTCAGGTCTAGTCCAGCAGGCTTCCGAGTAACTCGGGAGTTCTGCATCGGTTTTAACGAATGAGTCAATAACAGCATCACGCTGCGAAGACTCAAACGGTATCTCCAACTTGTATAGAAAATATACAAGCTGTCTGAAGTGCTTGAGCGCTATGGAGTCTGAATTAACAGACTCAACTCCGCGCGAGTCAAACACACGACCAAGGAGCCACCCAAATAACTTGGGGACTCCATGAGGTCCAAGGGTAAAACCTTGAACCTCAAGTGGTGTCGCTTTCGATAAGGCAGTGTCAACCGCCTTACCGAAACGTGGAAGGGCCTTCGTTAAAAACGAAAGACCTTCACGTGTGAAACGACGTCGAAGATAATCTTCTTCGACGCGTTGCTCGCGAGGAGCTACAGCATAGCATTCAGCTATATCGCGGTATAGGTCCAGAACAAGAGAGAGATAAATCTCTCCCATACTTTTCATTGTTTCCATATGGTAAACAATTATGAGTACGTTCGATAAACCAATACCACGATCGCTCAGTTACGGCTCCCCGGCATAAAGCCGGGCCGTCGTTGGGCTCACTCCGGACACAGCAAACGGAATATCTTCAAGATTTTCCGCGTCTCCTTCTGTAAACAGAAAGGATACAAGTTGTGCCAGACTGATCGCAACGTCAGCAGACGTGAAGAAGCTGTGAGGAACACTCACAATCAACTGCACGTAAGCAGTAACCGGGATGCCCGTATCAGCATCGACTTTCGTCTTTGCCAAACGGACAACGGTCCTAATGGTGTCATTGCCTTTATTCTCGGTAGTGCTCTGATGAGCAATCGAGAACTCGGCAGTGACGCCACTTCCCAAATCAGCAGACCGCAAGGTTCGCTGATTTGTAGGGCCGTCTACTAGGGGCAACACAATAGTGTTGCTTCCAGTAGACTCAGTCGCGAGGGTAACGGTGTTATTAAACATACGTCTCCTGTTCGTGGCTTAGTATTATCCTGATTACTCAGGGTTCAGTTCCTCTTCGGGCCCATGCGCCAAAGAGGACGTCGACGAAACATCGAAGGCCGAGGGGCCCTCTTTGTTTGTGTTCCAGTCATCTTCTGGACGGCCAGCGCAGTCGCATTCAAAATGCGAGTGAGCGACCATCCAAACGGATTACTGATCGTCGGTGCGTACGCGCGCTCGAGTTCTCGAAGCTCGCGGACGTATCTAGTATGTTTCTTCCTGACTACCAACTGATGCACACCGAGATCGGTGGCAAAAGGAGGATAGCTATGGAAGAACACTTGCCGGATTACCGAAAGCTTGGCGCTAGCGCCAAACTCCCGGTAAGAGAACTGAGCGTTCACCCAATCCTTGCGCTGTCGATGCAACCACTCGCCTACGTTGTAGAACCAATCCACAACGAACGAGTAGGGTATGGTATCCCAGATAATACTAGGATCCATACTGACTCCAAAGGAGTCTGCAAGCTGCGCAGCTCGGGCTATGAGCCCCTTCATCTCAGGAACGTTATACTTGTAAACAAGCGAAACGCTCCCCTGGATATTCCAGTCCTCCACATAAGTGAAGCCCTGGTACCATGGTGGATTGACGCTAAAAGGCGTCCACTCCACAGATGAAACAAGATGCCCGCTAGTGGGGAAATCGTACGAGATACGTCCTGAGATGTATCTGTACTTATCCACATCAGCGAGAAACTTGTCAGCATCAGCCTTCCACGTATTTAATATACGTAGAATGGTGCTGACATCCTGCACGAACTGTTTGGTGCCGTACACGTAAGCGAGTCGTTCTGCCGCTAGCGCCCGTAAAGCGCTAGTTGGCCCCTTCCGCACCTGTTTAATCAGGTGATGGAAGTAGTTACGACGACCTACATTCGATATATAGTTCTTATATATCGATAACGCGTCCCGCCACTGAATCGCGAAGTTAACAAGCGAAAATCCCGTATTAAGGGACGGCTTGAACGACGCGACAGTGGCATTGGTACCATCCAAACGCCTATTCCACGGGTACTTCGACCACTGAGGATTAAAAATAATCTCAGGGAAGAAGTTACTGGCTTGATCATACAGATACTTCGTGGGCAGTTCTAAAATATAGAAACCGTCCATGTCTTCTCCGTATGTATCACAATACTTAACCGGTAATGGTGACCAATCAGGACGACTACCACCATAGGTGATAGTTCGCTTGATGTGGTCTACCGGCTTATACTGTGTGCCAATATGCCATGAGTTCAAACGGCTTTCGCCGAAGAGCTCGGGGCTACATGCTACAGTGCCCTCGATGAGCGGAACGGTCGGATGACCGTCTGCATCAACGCGGGTGTGCATCTTCCGAGTTTTAAACGGAAGATCGTGGGTAGGATCACCAGGAGGGTAAGCCTCATACTTAGTGCGAATGCTCATGCTGTTTAGTTCCGTAGAGCCCCAC